ACCAATGAGAGCCGTAGAGGTGGCAAAAGTGAGCAAAAAACAGGAAGAAGAATGGCGAGCTGAAGACGACATGCGGACGCTGTTACGTGCAGCCAAGATCAAAAAGGACAAGAAACGCATGGCCGCTGTCGCCAAAATGGCGAAGGCCAGGTTAACAGAAATGGCGTCGCTTGCCAAAGAGTAGCGAGTTTCGCCCTGTCGGTTGGCGATGAAACCGACCCGGTGACCGTCTACCGGATTGAAGTGGCGAGCATTACAACGGAGGAACAATGAACGAGACAGACATGCTTTTGGACGAAGGCCATGAAACAGAGATGACAGAAGAGGAACTTGCAGAAGCCCGTGGAGACTTTGTTGAGGAACCTGACCAGGAAGACGCCGGTGACGATGAGCTTTCCGAAGATGACATCAACTCCCTGGCTGATCTGGCAGGTTCTGCGGCAACCGATGATGACGGAGGGGGAGAAACCGCAGATGGTGATGATGTTGAGGGTGGTGAAGAAGACTCTTCCGAAAGCGCTGACAAGAACGAGAGAGATAATGCCGACAACAAAGGCGATCAACATCCTGAAACGGTGCCGTATCAAAGGTTCTCCTACAAGGTAAAGGAGCACAACCAGCTCAAGGCGCAGTTCAATGAGCTTCAGGAACAGCACAAATCACTGCTTGACCTGTTTAACAAATCAATGGCCGGCAAGGGGCAGGCCGACCAAGGAGGCGATGCCGGGTCAAACGATGCTGGCGGCGCCACGGATGAATTTAACCTTGAGGAAAAGCTGGTTGAACACTCTGAAGCCGTTGCCAACGGCGACGTTGAAGAGGCGTCAAGGTTGATGAAGGAGATCATCGACAACCAGGTCAATATGTCGAAGAACATGACGGCCCAGGCAATCAGGGAATATGAGGCCGGGCTTGAACAAAAGTCTGCAGAGTCTTTTGTAAAAGAAATACTCAGCGAGCACGAAGATTTTTTCAAGGATCCTGTCCAGCTCAAGGCGTTTGATAGCCTCAAAATTAGCCTCATCACTGAAGACGGATACTCTCTTAAAGATGCTCTTGTCGCGGCGGAAAAGGCTTTTTTTGGAGAAAAAGAAACTGGTGGCGATCCCAAAAAGACAGAAACTGATGATGCCAACGACCTGAGAGCAAAGGCCCTGGCCGCCCAGAAGAAGAAAGCCATTGATCGTAATGCAGACGCCTCAAAACGGCAGCCACCTACAACCGCAGCCGCCGGGCATGGTCAGCGCGGTAAAGCGACAAAGAAAGGGGCACTCGCTTTTTCAGAAAAAGAATACGCCCAAATGACCGAGGAAGAAAAAGCCGAGGCAAGGGGAGATGTTTTATAGCGCCGAACTCGCTTTTAAATAGTTCCATGGCCTTTCATGGATTGTGCCAAAAACAATCAATGAGTTTCGTTCCGGTAAACGTAATTGCCGATCTTCCGGTCATGTCAAGACCGTAAAAACTGGCACAAGAAACCTTTTTTGTGAACGTTTTTATGGAGATTTATCATCATGGCATCTACAAATTTTGCTGGACTGACCAGCGAACAGAAAACCTACTGGAAGCGGGACATCTGGACCTACATGCGGAATGAGGCCTTTATTTCGCGCCTCATGTCAAAATCTACCAATGCACCCATTCAGCACATTACCGACCTAACCAAGGATGAAAAAGGTACCCGTGCCCTTATGTTCCTTGTCGCCGACCTGCAGGGACGCGGCGTGGTCAATGATAACGAGCGCGAGGGAAACGAGGAGGCCCTACAAAGTTATGAAACTGAAATCAACATGGGGCTCATTTCTCATCAGGTCCGGAATAAGGGCAAGCTGAGTGACCAGAACCATGTAATTCGGTTCAGGAAGACTGCTCGTGACCGCCTGAAACAGTGGCTTGCCGATTCCGTTGACATCATGGCGTTTCTTACCCTGTCCGGTATCGGATATGAGTACAACCTGGACGGCTCCACGGTAAACCCGGCCGAAAACGAATGGACACAGCTTGTTTTTGCCGCTGACGTTACCCCTCCGTCTGCCGGCCGTCATGTTCGATTTGACGGGTCCAGCCTCCAGACCGGCGACACCAGCGCAATTACCGCAGGGCATACTCCCAAATACGGGATGCTTGTTGATCTGCGCGCCTATGCGAAGACCACCCACCTGAAACCAATCCGGGTAGGTGGAAAGGAATACTACCAGTATGTGTGCGATCCCCGCACCCTTGCCACCCTCAAGAAGGATCCTGACTTTCTGTCCGCCGTGACCAGAGCCGCCAAGCGCGGGAAAGAGAACCCGTTCTTCTCCGGTGCCATCACCACCATTGACGGCATTGTGATCATGGAACACAACCTTGTCTACAATACGACCGGGGCAACTTCCGGGTCCAAGTGGGGAGCAGCCGGGGACGTAAACGGCACTCGCTCCCTGATGCTGGGAGCACAGGCTCTCGGCATGGTGGACATTGGCGCTCCTGATTGGGTTGAGAAGGGATTCGATTACGATTCCAAGCAGGGTATCAGCACCGATAAGTTTATCGGGTTCCGAAAACCACGGTTTGACAACCACTGGACCGGAAACGCTAACGAGGATTTCGGCGTTATCGCCTGCGACCTGGCAATATAAAGCCGGACCGAGCAAACCATTCCTGCATGCTTGCTTGTGACAAGCATGCAGGTTGAATGATTCTACAATTTAAAGGAGCATACATATCATGGCTACTACATTAAAAACTCGAAGCGAAGGACGGCAGTCGATCCTGGTTGCCCGTGCCTCGTTTACCCATGCCGACATTAACGGGACCGATTTTATCCCAGCACTGGAGCTTCCCGCAGATGCCGTTATCCTCCGGGCTTCCATGGCTATTACAACCGCATTCTCCGGCGGAACTATTTCTGTAGGCACGTCCGGCGCCCCTGCCGGTCACCTTGCCGCGACCTCAGCCATCGCGACCGGCATTACCTCCATGTCTTTGCCTATTGACGGCGACCTGTTGGGCGCGGTTACCGAGGTAGGTATCACCTCGTCCGCCGCGCAGTCTGCGGGCGAAGGCGCCCTTGTCTACGAGTACATTCGGGCCGGCCGCAGTCAGGTTACTCAGGGCTGATCCAGATAACCAATAAAGAGGAACGAGAAAATGGAAAAATTTAAAACCAGATCAGGCGAGGTGAGACTTTCCTCTACCAGCGGCCATGTTGTGACCGTCGGTGAAGAGTTCGTACCGGTACCGGATGAGCTTGTAAGCCAGGCGTTGGCGAACAGGTGTATCCCCAAGGACTTGTACGATCAGGCCCTTGCCGATGCCAAGAAAGAGGCAGCAGGCGGCGGCGGTGGTGATGATGTCAATATGATCAGTGCCGCCCTTGCCAGAATCAGCGAAGAGCTTGAGGCCGGCAAGACGGAAACCGAGAAAGGGGTTGCACTGGAAACCAGTACCGGCCTGCCAACGGTTGAAGCGGTTGAGGAGTATTCAGGCCTCAATGTTACCCGTAAAATGATCAACGAGGTAATAGGGGAGTGAACGCTGAAGAGTTGATCGAAGAGGTCGAGGATATTATCCAAGACCCTTCATACGACAGCGAGGCGATCCTGAAGCACCTTAACAGGGGGCAGCTTGCGATAGCAAACAAGCTGCTCCTGCCAGGCCTGTCTGATGGGCATGCTTCCGTCAACACTGTTCTTTCACAAAACCATGCGACCTTGCCAACCAATTACCACAAGGCCCTGCATGTGGCGCAGGTAGACGGTCTGCCGGTCAAGGTCTACAACAACAAGGCCCTGATGATCGCCGACTATGGCAAACTCACAACTCAAACAGGAGCAGTAACCGGGGTAACGGTTGACTCGGGAGAATTGGTGTACCAGCGCGTTCCTGCGACAGCAACGGCTGTTGAGTTGTTCTATTACCGAAAGCCGACGCCAATGACGGAATCTGGAACCAGTTTCCCGGATGGGCTGGGCGGGCAGATGGCAGATAATGACGATTTTGACTTTGCCTTGATTCATTATGCCTGCTGGCGGTTATTCGAGCGCATTGAGCAGGGCCTGGAAGGGCAGAAGATAGATACCGGCTATCACAAGAATGAATTTTATGAACGAGTTGGCGAGCTTCGCCTCTTCTGTAAAGAAGGCCGCTCGCATCCAGTGCCGCCTATCACCAAGGGTTCGTGGCCGTGAGCGCCCCGCTTGTTACCATCTACACAGGGGCGACCGGGTTAAACACCGTATTCGATCCGGTTCGGATTCCGTTCTCGGCCGACACAGGAGTGACCGGGTTGTCTGTTGCGGTTGACATCACCCTTGACGAATCTGGACGCGCAGGCCGGCGGCCTGGTTTTTCCTTAGCTACCGCAGGCGAATTTCACTCTCTATTCTGTGATGGCAGGGACGGCTTTGTCATTAAAGAGCGAGAGAATGATGCCGCCATTATGATGATTGCCCCTGGTGATTATTCTCTTTCCGGGGTCAGGGACAGCTTGACGAAAAATCTCCGTATGTCTTTTTGTCAAGTGAACAATCAGACTTTCTACTGCAACGGTTCGGAAAACGGGGTGGTAGAGAATGGTATTTCGTTTCCGTGGCCCACCGGCGAGTATATCGGCGGTGAAACTTCAAGGCATTTCTCACCTGCACCGGTCGGCGATAAATTGGCGTGGCACAAGTCAAGAATGTTCATCGCCGAAGGGCCGGTTGTCTGGTGGTCTGAGTTGTTTCGATATGACCTCTACGACAAGGCGCGATGTCTTTTCCAATTCCCGTCACGGGTCCTAATGATAAAGCCGGTCGATGCCGGCCTGTTTATCTCCGATGAAAACAACACTTATTTTTACCAATTCGACAACCCGGAGAAGGTCCAGGATATAAGGACGGTAGCAAATTACCCCGCCCTGGAATGGTCTGATGCAACGGGTTACATCGAGGGCTCTGAGATAGGTCTTGACCAGGGTCTTTGTGCTTTATGGGCCTCCATAGATGGCGCCTGCATGGGCACAGCGCAGGGAGGATTTATCAATTTGAACAAGGACAATGTTGTTTACGACAAGACAGTCAGGCAGGGCGCCGGGCTGGTCGACAGGTACAATTATATTCACACAATGACTTTATGAGGTAGGAACAATGGCAGAACGACTTTCTACGGGATTCAGAAACGCTGTCCTACAGACGGGCTCGGTAAAGAGTGTCATGGCGAACGGGATTATAGAGATTTATTCTGGGACGCAGCCGACCGATGCAAACTCGGCGGAGACAGGAACTCTTCTCTGCACAATCACCCTGTCAGGTGGGGCCTTTACCCCTGGATCAGCAACCAACGGCATTAACTTTGGGACGGCGACCGATGGAGTTTTATCAAAAGATGCCGGGGAAACGTGGTCAGGCTCCGGGGTTGCAGATGGCAATGCTGGATGGTTCAGGTTCTATGATAATGACGTGACAAAGGGGGCCTCAACAACTGGCATTCGATTTGATGGAGCGATTGCAACTTCCGGGGCAGAACTCAACATGGCAAACACCAACATCACCACCGGCGGCAGCGTTACGATTGACAATTTTGATTATACGCAGCCTGCATCTTAATTTTTTCAACGAAACAAACAGGTGGTATAGTTCATGTCGGGTAATGATAATTTTACAAAGTTCCTCTTTCAATCTGAGGATGTGGACGGGAGCACAACGTTCACCGATTATTCTGTAGGCGGCGTTGACAGTCCGCACATTATTACCCGATATGGATTAGACGAAAAACACTCAACAGACCAGGCAAAGTTTGGCCTGAGTTCTTTTTCAACTGCTGATGGTGCTCCTTCTGCTGGTGTTGGATTTGAGGTCAATACCGATTCAAATGACTTTGATATCCTTGCTCAAGACTTTGCGCTTGATATTTGGGTCAGAACATATGACTACGCAAACAATCTTAACAATGGTTCATATGTTGCATGGATAGGGCCACTTGCTTTAAGAATAAGCAGCCTTGGACCTCCTGTTCAAATAGAAGCGCAGACATACGACAATTCCTCTCACCATGTAATACTTCATGGCGACCTGTCAAATCCTGATTCGTGGAACCACATTGCTTTCTCAAGATCAGGCAACACGTTCAGGCTTTTCATAAACGGGACACTTGTTGCTACTGATTCAACCACTATCACGGGGGCTTTACATTCTAACCATCTAAAAGCCTCTGTTTTCAGGGGATCAAATAATTTTTACGGATACGGAGAAGAATGCCGTTTATCTGTTGGAACGGATCGTGGGTATACTGCAAATTTTACGCCACCGACTGAGCCTTATTCTGCGGAAACATCAGGCAATGAGATTGCACCATCTCCACATGTTACCGGCTCTGCTGTTTGCTTCCCAGACCACAGGCTATTCCCATCTGATCAATATGATAATGGATTCATTTTACAGTCTGTTCATGCCGTTGATGGGTCCACGACATTCACCGATACCGGAAAATATTCACGCACACTTACGCCTGGCCATACTGATGTCCATCATCACAACGATGTAGACCAAAGGGAGCCCGGTGCCTCCGGCCCGCTTGCAAGGATTGGGACGTCATACATTGATTTCACTTCCACCAATAAAGACAACCATATTGAGGTTGATAATTGGATTTACTGGGGGCAGAACAACGCCACCGTAGATTTTTTTGTTAACTTCACGTCAAAACAGGCCGTTTATTTGTTCTCAAGCGGCCTTGGTGGGAACAGAGAGTTTTACCTGCACTACAATGGATCGGATGGGTGGGAGTTAAAATGGTATCAGTACAATGGATACCATACCCTTACATTTACGCAAAGCCCATCTTTAGGGGAATGGATACACATTGCAATCGTCAGGACTCTTGTTGATGCCCATAATGATATTTTCAGTATTTACTACAACGGAGCACGAGTAGCGACAACAACCCTTGATTATGGCAACTTTTGGGAGGTTGACAACGGCGGAAGCAATTTGCAGATATGTGGTGATGAGGCCGTCAACGACGCCAATCATAACCCATGTTTCAGGCTCGACGAGTTAACCTACTTGGTAGGTGATCGTCTGCATTTTACAACCGATGCGAGTCTCACGTCTTTTGATGTTCCAAAACTCCCATACGGAACAGGTGAATCAGGCGATTATCATTCTCCTTTGCCGGTAATATCCGGCGGGAGCCTTGCCCATAACTCCGGCTCCTACACGTCACCTTTTCCCACGATAAACGAGGGGCATCTCAACGATGTTACGCTCGGCTCTACAGGCGATTTCAATGTCCCGAGGATAGAAGTATCGGTCAGGCGTGGACTGCAGGCAAAAGAGATTATTCCAGGGCCTGAAATAACCGGCTCTGCCAATGTTGGCATATCGTGCCGTGGTGATTATCAAGTAAAATCTCCGCGCGTCTCAGGGCATCTTGCCGGGCAAATCAAGTATACCGCTCCTTCCGCAAGCATCTCAGCTCATGCCAAAGTAATTCGTATAGGGTCAGGAGACTTCCTTTTACCTTCGCCGTCCTTCGCCGCCACGGGAGCAGTGGAAAACATTGCTATTGGTTCGTATGGTGTTCGGCCAGTGATCATCACTGGAGAGATAAGCTTACCAACAGCTTCTAAGGGCAAGTATCTTGTCATGGCGCCTGTTATCTCCGCTTCTGTTATGGAGACATTCACGGGAGAGGGGGCCTTCACAACTCCGATGTGTAAAGTTTCGTCCGGAACCGGAAAAGTCAAAAACCTCTCTGTTGATTACATGATACCTATTGCTTCCATGGCAGCAACTTCCCCACCCGGTGACGTTAATCGAATCCTGCAAAATATCCGGGGCGAAATACGATGATTACGCTTGATTTCAACGCCAAGGTAAAAGGCACGACTCAATATCGGAACTTCAATTTCAACTCCATGGCGATGTTCAACGGCCGACCAATGGGAGCAAGCAGCAGCGGCCTGTTTTTTCTTGACGGGGCGACCGATAACGGAACGGCGATTGAATCAATAATTGAGTTCAAGAAGTCTGATCTCGGCATTCACAACAACAAAAGGCTACGCTTCATTGTTTTCGGTATTGAGGCAGATGGAGATTTAGAAATTACCTTGACGGTCGATAACAAGGAGGCCAGGACCTACACTGTTCCAGTGGATACACCAGGTCAGCAACGGGTACGAATACCGGTCGGGCGTGATGGGTACGGTCGGTATTGGTCATTCAAGATAAAGAACACCAACGGGGTAGACTTTTCCCTGGACGACATCAAGGCCCTGGTGGTGCCTCTCAGTAGCGGGATAAGGTAATGTATCGTTACGCGCCCTGCAGGATAACAATCAAAGGCGATACCGACGCCGGGCGAGCATTGATCGGTATAGCAAAAAAGAAAATGAAAATCCTTGAGAACCAGATGAAGTTCCAGGGATTATCTCAAGGGTGGATGACAAAGGAAATCGACGGGGTTGTTTATGAGCTATGGTCAAGTTTTAATCTCAGGCAGATAACAATCACGGTCAACCCAGGTGGCAAGGCAGAGGGGAGGAGAATGTACGAGACATCATGCTTCTGCAATAACTGCCTTGCTGTCGGAATGATAACGGCATTCAACAACGGTCAAATTGCCACGCAGGACGAAATAGACGACCCAGGCACAACGACCTATCCAGATCATTATTGCCCGAGCAGGAGATGGATAAAGTATCCATACTTCTACTACACCGATGAACTTTGCAGGTATGACGTTACCCTCTGCGGAAGAAAAGATGAGTTTGTCCTCATTGAGAACTGCCGGCCGTCAGACCATACCCCGCATTGCGTGGGGGATATTGTTTTATGCGCCCTGCAGCCGGTAAGCGAAAACGATACCTTTTCGGCTGATGCCTGTTATAACGCGGGCGGCTGTGAAATAGGCGACTGCCCGGACACTGTGAACGACATTGAAGGGATTTATTATGTAATCCTTCCATTCGGGAACCTGCCGAGCGATCTGATTGATCAAAAGTTTACCGTAAACGAATTTTTATGATAGTCGGCGAATTTGACATAGGCATGACGACAAGCGAGGCCATAACAGCGTGTATGGAGAAGGCTTATGTTAAGCATATAGACAGGGCCAACCTTGTTATCATCGCAAAGCTGAACGATGGAACGGAAGTTTACGCCCCCATTCTTTATAATTGCCAGCACTGGCTTTTTCAAAAAGATGTTACCAGATTCAGTGCTGAGAGCGCGCGAAAGTATGGGTATACTGTTGTTCCATTTGGCGAGGCTATCAGCCTTTTTTCAATTATGAGGGAGTCGGGGGACCGGGAATATTATTATATCGGGAACAATACTCTCTTGAGTGGCCCAATGCCTGCCCGTGTTCCCCTCTGCTGGCCGTTCCTGCCCAGGGACGAATATTTTGTTGTAAGCTCTGATGAGAGATTAAACTACAATCGAAACCGACACTACCCATATATAGACAAATCTTCCCCGCAACAGGATCCGCTTGCCCTGGTAACGCCAACATTTGTTGATTACGAGGGCACAACAAAGAGCCCCGGTACTCACGAAGTGCCAAGCCAGACCACGGAAAACCCAGGTAGAGTATTCAGGATAAAAGGATCAGCGCCAGATAGACATTTTGTTGTGCATCAGCCTTATGAAATGTGGAGCAAGGAACGAAAATATACCGGTTCGTTTTTCCCTACTCCCATTATCTGTGAAACAAAGAATAGGAGTTCATATGCTCTGGAAAAACGTGTTGGTATTTTTATTGATAGCGGGCGATATATAGGTATAACTTTAGATGGTATTCAATATGCAATTACTGGGTGGAATTTTATTCCAGAAAAATTATTTTTTCATGCAAAGGTTAGCAATGATTGTATGAGTGTTGCGTCATGCCTGCATTTAATTTCTAATGGCATAATGAACCGTGATTATGTTGATCCAGGTAATACAAACGAGTTAGAAAGTGATATTGTAGTTTTTGAAATTATTTCAAATAGTCTGCCAAAACACTCTATAAATTTACAGTCATCTGTTGAAAATACCCCTATAGGATATGGTGAATTATCATCCAAAGGTAATAATATAACAAGAACAAGATATAAAATATCCAGTCCAATTGATTATACTAAAGTATGGTTTAGTTCCTTGCTGATTAGTTCTAATGTTTTTTGTTTACATAATAGTAATAATTATGCATTTAATTCATACCTTTTAACTGTTATTAATATATATTATCACTTAAGTAATATGTGGTTTTACAGTGAACCACCGCCAGAATATACGGATACAAAAATAACAACTACTATTAGTATGGATTGGCAGGGTCATTCTTATACTGAACCTATCTTATCAAGGAGGTGTGATGCTTTTAGAGTTAGACTATCAAATATCAGTTTACAAATTCCATATTGGGTAGGTGATTTGTATGAATTTAAGTACAGAGAAGACCTTGACGACACGAAGGGGGTCTTGGTTTACCAGGATGATGACCACGGCCACTTAATGATGTACCCTCAAGGATATTTCACCCATCGCGCAACGCTTGACAATGAAAACGGTAGCACGCACAATTACACCGATGATTGGGTCGTTGATCAGGCGTTAGTTTATAAGTGGAACGGTCAAGAAATATGCCGGGAGGTGAGAAGCGGAACGTCATCAGCCAGCGGAACCCATACAACAGGCACTGACTGGACGGACTGGACAGGTGGCTCTGGGACGTTAACGCAGTCTGTGACCGTGACCGAAATCATATGGGACACTATTCTTCCAAAATATGGATTTTTTGTGTTCTGGGAGTGCGAAATTTTTACAGATGATGAATGGGGAGGAGCGCCGAGTACCGCCACATACAAGCTGTATGCGTGGGACAACGGAACAAAAACGCTTTTGAAGACAGAGACAACAACTGTTAGTAAAGCCGCGCATGAAAGAGTATTACATCCATATTATTATCGTCAACGATATTCCAATCTTACTGGTCACGACAACCATGTTGCGGTGAAGCCTTCTTCGGCCGTTGACGAAAGAGTTGGGTGTGGAATCCCCCGTTTTCAAATTAAAGATCAGTTGGGTCCCTATCCAATTCTTTATACGCAGGATAAAAATCAAATTCCCCAAAGCGTCCTTGATGATTGGAAGGATTGTGAATTTAATAATGTTTGGCTTGGGATTAATACTGCTCTTATACCATCAACAAGTATGTTTGCTTTTTATTATAGAGAGGGGGAGCTACCTTATCCCCTTACTTTTTATAATTATATTGATCCGCCAAGTGGTGTGGTTGCAGGTAAGTCAAATTTAGATTTAAGTTTAAATTGCAATTTTGGTAGCTTATTAAAACAACCAAATCAGGTATTTGGTCAATATTTTAAACATGAAGAAAGTTCAGAAGAGAACTGGCCCATTTCTGTTGGCTCTGTTTATACATGCCCTGTATCGTGTATAAAAGGGGTGACAGGTAATTTGTTTGATTTTGGAATTGGTTTAGACAAAAGATCATTTGGTGAATTGCTTGGGGAGATTTACTATGCAAACTATGCCTTTGACGTTGAATATTACGCGGGAAATTCCGTTGAATTAACAAGAATAAAGGAAGCGGCACGGATCGCTGTTGGCGCTGATAGCCAAAAAAAATTAAGGTTCTGGCCGCAACAAACATAAGGGAAAAATCATGGGTACTTGGGTTCCGAACGTTCCGAGCTTTATTTCAGGTGGTGCAACCGCAATAAATATTGTCAACGAGCAGTTTGACACCACCACGGCCTATACCGAGCAATCTTTTCAGCAGACGCAAGATTACATCACAAATCTTCAAACAATGCTGAATGAGCTTTCTCCACCGTCTTCAGGTGGGGTCCATGTTGAATATCCATATGTTCCGGACATGGACTATTCCGCCCGGCCGGGACTTTCCAGTCTTGACGTTCCTGATGACTGGCCGGAGAACAAGCCGGTATTCCCCACCCTGATTGACATGCCTGATATTGCAGATATTACCCTGCCGGTAATGGGATTTTCCCCGCCGATCCTCAACACTCCGACCAAGCCGGTAGCTGATAATATTGAAGGTCCGGGAGATGCCCCGGTTGTCAGTGAGGTTGACATTCCTGCCGAGCCTTCGATTGTTCTACCCGATGCGCCAATCTTGGAAAACTTGCCGTTACCGACACCACCGACAATAACTATTCCGGCATTTGACGAGGAATTAACCCCTTTTGAGTTTTCTACTCCGCAGGCGTTTAACTGGTCTGAGAATCCGTATAATTCTCCTGTGTGGGTTGATCTGCTTGCGAAGGTACGCGATGGCCTGATTAACGGAGGAACCGGATTAGGAGAAGAGGTAGAAAATGACATCTGGGACCGGGCACGGAATAGACAGGCTCGTGAAAATGACAAACTGTATCGACAGGTAAGGGAT